GGATCTAAAACAATTCTTTTCCCAGTATCCATGCCAATTGAAGTCGCTGCATTTTGAAAAGGTTCGCTCTTCATGCGCATGGGTTCGTCAATCAGTGTAGGATAGGACCATCCTAACGCAGAGGACATATCTGAAACTCCTTGAAGAACACGACCACTTGCTTTTGCATACGACCCTATAACAGGCACGTCAGACATAGCCCATGCAGCTTCACTCATGCTCTTAGTAGCCGAACTAATTGGTCCAGTTATCCGTTCATCTGATTCGGTAGTCACCTCCAACTGTGTGGCTGTCGGTGATCCAAATTCTACATTTTCCAGCCAGGCATACACTGCTAGTGACACAGGTGTTGACGTTGCATTCGTACTCTTCAAATCATTAATACTCTTCAAATACAAAACGCCCAATGCTGTGGCATCTTGAAAATCGTCGACTGCTGCCATAACCGATGTGGAGTTATTAAACAAACGCATGACAGGCTGCGGGGATAGATAAGGAATTACCATTTCGACTGGTTCATTGGCCACAACGTCACATGATCGTGCGTATGGGCTCTGGCTAAGATATACCAGTTCACCAAAGGCAGCTCCTGAAAGAGCCGATGATACCAACGTTTGTAGCTCCTTAAAAGGCTCATTATAGTCGGGAAATGGCAAGTAAGAAAACAAATATCTACCATAATGGAAAGGCATTCCGGAAACGGATATGCGCACGTGAAGATCGGCTCGCAAATAAGCCGTGTTCCTCAACTTAGCGCGCACCGACGGTTGACTCAGCAGCGCATCCCAAGGATTTATCGCCTCATTCAGCGTAATACCTGGAGTATTGGAATATGCCGCAATTCTAACCGGTCGGCTTAAGAAATCCCTAATACTAAGGGGGACATCTTGGCCAACATCAACATTTTGTGACGGGGTTGTCTTCAACACATCCATAGATCCTCCTGACATATCTACAAGATTTTCATTCTTAACTTCCTGCATAGATCCGTCCGGTTCTAAATACCCTTCAGCTGATTCAGTACTAAATGCCGTAGACCGTCGAAATGCGCGTTCCAAAGTTTCTATGGATAAACGCAGACCGTCTCTCTTCGCTCTATAATTCATACAGTTGTCGCAAAAAGTTCTATAATCTTTGTCTGTTCCATAACGTGAAAGGGATACAATTTCACTTCGTGATAAAAAAGCCAGCTCTTCCATTCCTGAAGGAGCTTTTTCTTCTATCTGGAGTAAATCGGTGCGCATAGTATCGATTTCTCCTTTTAAATAATAATTAAATTCAGTAGGCCATTGTAATACTTGAGGTAGACGGCTTACTTCTATGCCCCAAGCTCTAGCGATGAACAAATGGATGACAGTTTTTGCCACCACAGTTTGTTCTCGAATGAGAAATTCAAACGCAAAATTATCGCTAAAAAATTTTCCGTCTCTATCTTCAAATTCGTACTGTTCTTCCTCCGTGACAGTGATTGACTCGGTCGTAAAAGTGTCTTCTCTCTCTAGAGAAGCCTTAATTTCATCATAAGTTTGGATGACAGGGGATTGTAACTCATATTCTTTAACGAATATATCCTTTCCCCATTTCCTAACTTTGTTAAACTTATTTTTCGGTATTGTTAAATAAACCTCACGTAGAAAAGAATTAAAAGCGTTCAAAATTTGGTCCTGCTCACTGGCGACCCTTGATGGAATAATCCATCCTATAGTTTTTTCCGCTGAATTCATCGTTAAAGGCATCTTCCACATTCCTCCTTCATAAATAAAATGGCGCCGCAAAAAGCTAGATTCAAATATCTTAACATACCCCGCGGTATGATCCCCTTTGAGTGCACTAGTAAAAGTCATTCCTAAATATCTAGCACAAGCTTCGGAAAAATAAAAATTGTTGAACCATTCGCATTCTGGTGAAACTGCCGTTAACATATCATCGCCATATATCAAGGGCGCCAGGTGTTCAAAAGGATCTAAATCTTTCCCTTGCGGATGAGAAATGAACAAGAACACAATGATCACAGCTCCTTTCACAGTGTTATCTTCAGCCGTTCCATACTTTCCAGACGGAGTCATCATCACCATAATCAGATCTCCTAAGATATGTAGCACAGGATGCATAAAATCACTGAGCAGTCCCTGCACAATCTTGAGAGCATCATCCGTATAACCAAATTCTTTCAAAAAATGGTAGATAATGGAATACGCTGCCCAAGTGATATCAGGACACATGGATAAGTCATATCCTGCATAGTCTCCTTCTACCAAGCATTCGTCGCCAGGAACTTTCTTAGAAAAGTATAAGAGATGTTCAGCCAAACTCTTCGCTTCTCTATGAGGATCAACTCCTAGTGCACATCCAAAATCGAGTCGATATTGACTCATCAAAGTGTACATGGGCGACAAAAACTGTTTGGCTACGATTAAACTATCTAACATACCCGCATAAAAAAGTCTTGTTTTGCCAATTTCTATCTTCTTTACTTCTCTTGGCTCATCTTTCGGCATACCGGTGAAAATAATGGGACAATTCTCTCCCCTTAGATATCTTTCTTTACGATCAAGGACTTTCTGCATCAAATTGTCATCTGGCTCATACAAATCCATTTCTCCCAAAACGAAGTGATCTTTCTTCTTTCCTTTGAGTCCGAATCCAGCTCCTTTGCTTTGGTCCAACCTTCTTGTATAATAGTCTTCTCTGGCTCCATTAATGGCCTCTTGCAAGGGTATAGGGGATAATTTGGTAACACCTCTTTTCCTCATTTTCCGGGTCCAGTTTCTTAATATAATACGAATAGTCTTCCTTAATGTTTTACGATCAGCATGTCCTCTGTTTTTATTCATCTTTCTCAGTGCTATATTATAAGGAGAGATCCATTCTCCTTTTTGATTCTTAAACGGTCGCATAGGAGGAGCGCCAAAGGTTTCCTCAGCTATGAAATCCATTTGATCATATAGCATTTCATGAACATGTTTATAGAAGAGAGTTTTCTTTAGTTTACTTTTATGATTCATCATAACAGGTTCATCCAGAGTTCCATACACAACAATGTTGCCCATGTCTTCATAATGAACGGCACTCTTCTTATTCATCTCTTTCCTAAAAGAGAAACCTAAACGACTTTCTGAAGATACCTTCAACAAACCGCTATTTTCTGCCAATTCTTGAGCTTTCTCTTTAACGTTCGACGGGAACGATGCAATTACAATCGTATTGCAATGATCTCCACCGGCGGCATGAATACCCACGATACTGCTTCCTCCTTGCACTTCAGCTATTAAAGGAAGACCACAATCTCCCCCTTTATGATCTCCTTGCAAAGTCCAATAGTCGTCCAGCCATATATTTCCCGATTTGTCTTTTACCTTCAATTTCTCGTTAAAATGGGAGACATTGGAAGTCTTTCCTCCATAACATCCCTTTGCATGCTTGACTTGAGATAGAGGTTTACAATGCGCAGATATATCGGCAAACTGAAATCCTGAGAGCATAATCAGAGAGCAATCGTTGCCTAAACAGACCATATCCTCTTTCGTTATATTAGAAGTTCTCCATGGGGCAGAGGGCGTATCATTTTGTTTTACCAGAATATCAAAAGTCTCCTGTCCTAGCAGAGCGTGAGTATTAACTAATGCGATATTTCCAGAAATCCCTAGAATGTGTGTAGCACGTTCTAAGTTTTTAGACATCATCTTAACCTTGGCAACTTTGATGTTGCGTGATACCTTCTTATATAAACTGTCCATAGTTGAAGTGTGAATTGGCACATCTCCTTGTATTACATTCCATGATTCAGGGTTTTCCCTAAATCTTGTCATAGCTGGCTCAACTCCAGAAATTGTGTCTATCACATCATTCCTCTCTTTCTGTACAGTGGTAGCTTCACTGACACAATCTATTTTGCCACTCCTACTAAGTAGTCGCAACACAACAAAAGTGCCTGAAGCTAGAGTTATTGCAGAGAGTATATGTATATGATAGGGTAGTACAAAAATATCTTGACAATTATTGGATAACCTATTCTTCGCATCATCCCATACTTCACACAATTCAGAAGAAGCCTGATTATATTTATAATATTTCTCAGAAAACCTTTTCAACTTCATGGGAACTTTTGAAAACATCACAACACATAGTAAAACCAGAAATCTAAAATCACCTGTGAAATAAACGAACATCATGGTGATCAAAACAATAAGCCATATCCACGGATTCAAAATGAGCCATTTATCATCTCTATGCAAGTACAAATCTACAGATTTCAAACCATAATTCACAGTTTTAGCAGCTAAAGGATAAGCAATATCGCAGAGAGTAGATCCTGCATTCATATATCTTTTACCAGCTTCTGAAAAATACATCTTTTGTATTTTAAACTTCTTCTCAATCTTATGTACCATAACCTCAGGTGTATATCCACCTTCAGTTTTATATAGTACATATTCGACCAATTGCGTGAATGCGCAGCCTGACTCTGTGGAATAGGGACTGGACTCTTCTTTCTCATCTGGTTCAACTCGAGTGATCAATTTTGGCTTCATCGCATCCGGTATGTTCAAATGGGCAGCTAGGAAAGGTAGCTGTTCATTAATCTTCTCCTGTACAAAAGTTTCCTTATTGATATACTTCGTAATATAATCTCCCAAATGCCTAGCGAAATCTAAGTGATTGTCCGCATGGAAAATTTCTTGCTCCATGCACTCTATCTTATGTTTCTTATCTCCAGTAGATCCGCCCAACCTAGGAACTTGTTTAGTAGCTCGAAAAGTCCACTTATCTAGGAAGTTTGTCGGATCACCTTTTGCGGGATCTAACATGAAACTCCCATCCATGCGAAATTCCTTACGAACTACAGGTTCAATATATAGAAACCGCCTCCGAAAAGCCGCAGGATTCTTTTGGATTATCTCCAGTCCCATACTCTTCTCATTGGTATCAATCATAATTAAATCTGCCAAACAAAAGACTTTGCCTTTTCCTTCAAACGCCATTGGCACGGCGTACGGTTGGGAATCAATAACACTTGTAAGTTCAGCAATAGCCGGATCTCCTTTTTCCATAATCTTGTCTGACTTGGATCCTACTTCTGAGATATGAACTATATGATGAATATCTGGATCGAACCCTTCCCAGAACGATTCTGATGGGGTACGATGAAATATCATCTCAGGAGTCCAAGGATGACCAGTGATTCTGGAGAAGATATAAGCGATCATCGTAATGATAGTGCTCTTCCCCACTCCAGGGGGTCCACATATGCAAATAGCTAAAGGAGTGGGCCTAGATCTAGACTGCAACTGAGAGCGTAACATAGGCAAGGCTATCTGCATTCTTCTCAAAGCGTCTGTAGTCTCATTATAGTTAGGTCCTAAAGGACTTACTTTAGTAGCTGCTACTGTTAAGAAATCGGTTATATTTTTTCCATCCGAGCAGTGCTTCTTTATGTGAATCTTTCCAGGTGGCGGAATACCTTGAACAACTAAAGGCAAATTGTCTACCCAATCTTTGGCTTTCTGAATGTAAACAGTCAGTGGATCTTTTGAAAAGAAACAAGCTTCTAAAGGATATCCTCTAACAATCATTTCTCCACTACGTATTAATTGGGCCAGACTATTTAAAATGTCTTGCGCACAATCCAAAATAGAGCATTTCTTTTTTGCCTTACCTATAAATCTCTCTATGTCTTTGGAACTGTCATCTGGGAAAATGCCCAGAGAGATAAGAGACAAAATAAATTTCTTCAAAGACAAATAAACATCACTGGTGAAAAATCTTCCACCCCAAGAAATAATAGTGTCAAAGATACGTGAGGGACTAAAACCTGGAAACATTTCCTCGACATCTTCCTTTACTTCCAAACTTGGGTCAAAATTACCTTCCGGAATTTTTTCCTCAACTATCGTGGCCTCTGCGGTGAACTGCGTTTCCTTTCTCCACTTCCTCATTGACAATAACAAGGCTTGTGTAGAAGCTGCGAAAATAGTCCCCGCGGCTAACGACATCATCGTCTTTCTCATGGAGTGTAGGCCCCATGTACTCAAATAAAGATATGAAGCTGATGCAACCTGGGTAGATGTGTTGCATTCCACTAAATTAGCTATATAGGCTATCAAAGTGATGGCTGAGTCTCCTTGGTCCATCAAAGCTGCAATATGTGCTATTGCTCTGTCTCTTTTACCGCTAAATGATTTCTTCTTTAGTTCATCCAAACGCTCAATGGCTTCAAACAAGCCAGAAGATTCAGGAATAGAGCTTTCGATGGCCTCAGTACTAACATCTAGTACTACCTTCTTGGCTTTCTTATTGGCTCTTCTCTTTTCACGTCTTTTCTTCTTATTTTCGGAAATACTCTTGATTCTTTCATCTTTGGCTTTCTTTCTTAATCTTCGTTGTTTCATATCGTGTTTTTTAGCTTTTTCTTTGGCGGCCTGCTCAGAAGCAAGCAATTTTTCTTTAGCTTTTTCTTCAGCAACTTGTGCTGCGGCGAGCTTAGTCATTGCTGCGGCTTCCGTTGTTGTTGGTGTTTGTGTGTGTGGAATCACACTCTTAACACCATCAACAGCGCTTTTTGCAGCTAATACTTTGGCTCTCTTATGAGCTTTTTGGCGCGCTAAAGACTTGCGAATTTCCATATTCTGGTACTTCCTGGCAGTGAGTTCTTGTCTTCTGGTGGCTTGCTTGACGCGACGGTTGGAAGGAGGCTTAACCTCTTTCTTTTTTTCATCTTCTGCATATTGTTCTGTTTTAAGCAAAGCTACTTTATTATCCCGAGCCTGTAAAATATTCTTCTTTTTATTTATTTTACTCTGATCTCGTTCTGCTACTTTCTTTTCTACTAATTTCTTAGTCCATTTCTCTAAAGATTCAGCTTTATTAACAGCTTCTGCAACTTTAGATGCATCTTTATAATCCCCTGGTTTGAGAAATTCCTTGTGCGAGAAAGATTTAATTACTTTAACTAATTTAAAATCTTTACCCGTTTTCTTTCTAATACGATTGGCTCTAACAAATAATTCATTAACTATACCTTTAAAAGCCGGAGCACGGGCAAAAGTTAGGTTGTCTCTATCCTCAACGCTCAAGTTGCTTGGTAAATATGCAACGAAAGAGTATTTCTTATCATGTTTAAAGACGTCTTCTTTCACAGCTAGTGCTTCTAGCTCGGTGGCGTTAGTTTGAACGCGAGAGGTGAATTCGAATGTCTTGGGTATTCGTTTCACTTTCTTGTATCGTTTAAGTGAGCATATCTTGGTAGCTATGCCGTAGATACTGTTGTGGTGAGCTCCACTGAGGGTCTTCCTTTCGATTGGTTTTAACAGATTCCATGGTGGTAGGGTGACTGTTACGGAAAGGGTCTGTGTTGTGTACTTCGGTTCTGGTTTAGATGGGGATACCTCCCCATCTCCTACTATTGCTAGTAGCTCTTCTAAAGTTTCTTGGCCAGTTCCCAAGAAATCTTCTTCGTATTCGTAAGTTGCA